ACAGAGGCAATAAGATAAAATTTAAATATCATCTATATGAAGATGGACTCATTGCAAAAACAAAAATGAGTTTGGAGAAAATTAAAAGCATATCTTATGATATAGAATTTAATGTTTCTAAAAATTTCATAAAAAATTTGTTAAAAACCAATTCTGCGTTTTCAGATTCTAATAAACTATACATATATACAAATGATGGTCAATTATATTGGAGTTTGCAAGATAAAACATCATCAAATAGTGATGTCATATGTATAACATCTGGAAATGTAGATTTTGAATTATCTGATTTTATTATAAATTTAGATAATTTACGTCTTTTAACTTTCATAGAAGACAATGATTTTAATTTTAAAATCAATACAAAGTTTGGAGTTGCTAATATAAACTTGAATTTTGAAAAAGTTTATCTAAATTATATTATATCAAGTTTAGTAAAATGAATAATAAAAATAAAATATCAACATTCAGTTATTTCTTAAAAAGACTCCGTGATTCGGGATTCATTGCAATTAAATTATTTAAAGATTATGGACAGCAAGATCCTAGAAAATGGAGTGTTATGATAGATCCTGGCGGAAGAAGCGTCATGATAACATGTTATCAAAATAAAGAATTTAAAGGAGACCTCATGTTTGAAATAAACGATGGTGGATCGTTCTTTCCAAAGAATTATAATTTAAAAACCAGTTCAATGGAAATTATAATCACTACACTGTTGGAAAAAATGGTTCCTCAGAAGTATGATGACCACGTATATTTTAAAAAAGAAGAATCTCCAATTTAATATTGTGTGACATTAAATAATTATATGGATAATGGGGATGACAATTATTCAGATGATGAAATTAAAAAACTTTTAATAGATTCATTAAAAATAAAATTAAAAGATGATAGAAAAAAACCATCTAAAGTAATATTAAATCAAGCCATTACAGCATCGCTGAGTGAATTTTTAACTTGTTTTAAGTTGATAGGTTATGATATAGATGGAAATCCAGTTAGACTCACTATGAGTAAAACAAAGCTGGATAAATCAGCTTTGGACAATGCATTCATAGAAGAATTTGGAGATTTTATGAACAGAAAAATAATGGATGGTTGATTATGTTTAACTTTTTTAAAAAAGGTCCAAGATTTGGAGATGTATACGCAGTCCAAACTGGTGATTATGCTGGTCAAATGTTTATTTTGATATCAAAAAATGAAGATGATTATGATTTTTTAGCATCTCCGCTGATGGAAAATAGAAAAGTGCCATTAGATAAGTTTGACTTTGCTTTAAACGAAGGTATAATTGAGTATGTTGAAAGACTCCCAAAATTTGTCCGCAATATTGCAAGGACTCAACACGAAGAAAACGAAAAAAATTGAAGAATTACCTACTGATTATGTAATAGCTAAGTTTTTTGAGTTGGGATTTTATCCAAAACATAATAGATTCAATGACACATATCAGTGTTCTTGCCCAATATGCAAAGAAGGTAAAAGTTTTGGAAAAAAGAAACGTTGTTTTTATATCCCAGAAAATAATTTAATATATTGTCATAACTGTGGATGGAGTAGTAATCCTTTAAAATGGATTATGCGTGTTTCTGGGATGAATTATGATGAAATTTGTCGTGAAATATCAGATGATTCTTATGATTTATTGGATGTGATGTCAATAAACGAGTCTGTTAAAGTTAAAAAAAGCCCATCTTTACCAGATGATTGCATTAATTTATTCGATTCTATTCAATTAGAGTATTATAAAGATAATAATATAGTTCAAACTGCTTTAGATTATTTAAAATCTCGTAGATTAGACACTGCAATCAATAAACCAGGCGCATTTTATATATCTTTAAATGATTTTAATCATAAAAATAGATTAGTTATACCATTTTTAGATACTTCTGGTAAATTTATTCATTATCAGACCAGAAAACTTGTTAAATGGGATGAAAAACCAAATTATTTATCAAAAATTAACTCTGATAAATCGATTTTTGGGATAGAGAGGGTAGATCCTTCACTAGATGACGTATTTATATTCGAAGGACCGCTGGATGCCTGTTTTGTGCGTAATGGAGTGGCTGTAGCGGGTATCAACGAGGGGTATCACAAGTTTACAACGATTCAATTGGAACAATTGGAAGAACTTAAGTTCTTTAATAAGATTTGGGTGTTGGACAATCAATGGATTGATGAAACCGCAAGAAAAAAGAGTACAGTGTTATTAGAACAAGATGAATGTGTGTTTATTTGGCCTGAGAAGTATAAACAGTTTAAAGATTTTAATGAATTGTGTATTGATAAGAAAATAGATCAAGTTCCTATAGACTTTATCAAAAAAAATAGCCAATGTGGACCATCGGCTATTCTAAAATTTAAATTATTGTTTAATAAAATTTAAACATATTTATATTTTGGATTCTTGGTCTGTGCCATAAATCCAAGGAATGCCTGATGGAGAGAAGCTAGGTCTGATGCAACTCTAGATATTTTAGTTTGTTGGGACTGCTTCATTTTATCAAAAATAGTGTCTGGTTCAGCGTTTGCGAGTCTTGATTGCATACTTGCACTATCTCCACTATTAAGAATTTTCAAAAATGAATCAATATTATCAATCCAACCTTGCAATTCAGTTACTATTTGATCATTTCTTTTTGAAATGCCATCATCTATGTCAGTTTGCGCTTTCACCAAATCATCAATATTAGCATCGAATTGAGCTGGGTCTGTATTATCATCCAATGAAGCTTCCATAGCGTCTCTTTCTAATGAAAGGTCTTCATCAGCTTCTAACATCATTTTGAATCTCTTAGCGTATAAATTGCTCATATTCATATTTAGTATTTATTTGATAAATAATAATATGCGAAGCAAAGATTCTCCATATGCGACTGGTTTTTTATCTGCAAATATCAATTTTGATTTTAATGATAGTAGAAATTTCAAAGAACGTAAAAAAGAAGAGAAAGAAACACATAAATCTCCAGATTTATTACCTTACGAGTTAAGAGAATTGCCAATTTGTTTCGCAATGATAGTAGAAAATGCTATAAAAGCATCAAAAACCATAGAACCATTGTTAGAATCTAATAATATCAAGGATAAAAAGGAATTGGCTAAATTAAAGAACAATATGGACAAATTGGTGATGTATCTTTTTAAAAATGTGGATAACATCCTTGACAAGCATGCTATAGGTGGTAAAATGGATGTTGATGACAAGTAATATTAAATTTCATTCGATTGTCTTTGGTATTGGTTTGATATTCGCAACTGCATTTTCATATGGGTTGAGTTTTTTGTCTATTCCATTCCAAAGTTCTTTTTTTATTTTAATTTCTTTGATTTTTTTACTAACGGGTATTTATTTTATAATAAATCTCACTAAAAACACTAAAAATTCCAACAACAATGATGTAAATTCAGAGGAATTGTTAGAATTGATAAATGAAAAAGACGAAGTTATTCAAGAGTATGAAAGATTATTAGATGAACAGTTTGTAAACATACCTTGCAATTGCGGCAGTGATTTATTTCAAGGGATACTTCTCCCAAATTCTGAAAACTTAACAGAATGTAAAAATTGTAAAGAAAAATATAAAATTTTTATAAGTTATGACAGCATATTGGTTGCTCAACCAGCTGATAATAATACAATTTTTGAAAATTTGATTAATAAAAAACTAGAATAATATTCTGGCATGAACAAAGTAATAATCGAACGAGCAAATGGTACAGTTGAACAAATGAACAGCGTTTCTTTCGCTAGATGGGCGTGTTTAATCGAAGCCCTTGAGTTTATTCAAGGAAAAGCCGAAGAATTAAAGCTGGATGTTGATAATTTTTTAAAACCAGTGGCTATTGAACATTATATCGAAGAACGCTATCCAGCAATGCTTCATGATGTTAACACAGAAATTGAATTGGGTGTTTTGTCTTGACAGTAAACATCAATGCATTTTATAGTTTTGGTTGGATTTATAATTTTATCTAATTCTTTATTTAAAAGAATGCTTTCTTGCTCTATAGCTTCAATATCTTGTTTAGATAAAGCTTGACTAAAATGATTTTTAAGTTCTGTTGTATCTAAACCAAGTTCAATAAATCCAATCATGTAATTTCTAAAACGATCTTTTAGATCATTAACATAAGGAACTCCTGATGGTCTACCAAATCTATGGAGCCATTTCAAAAACGGTAAACATAACGTTTGTTTACCGTTTTTTCTGTATTTTTCATGAATGTATCCTTCTTCTCCGCCAAATCCACGAAATTCTTTATTAAATCCCAACCAAGAATTTTTTCTGCATGAAAACAAACCCATTCCTTGTGCTGGAATTTCAAATGGTGGCGAATCTATGTCTTTTCCTTTATCATCGGTAGCCCATGTACCCCACATGTGACCGCTCCATTTTAAATCAAAGTGTGTTGAGATGTTTGATAAGTCATCGTATATAAGCGGACCTTGTAATAAATTGCCATTATCAAGACCAGCATCATAAAAATCTATTAATTTTTTTAAACATCCTGGTTCTAGTAATACATGACTATCAATACACATCACATATGGTGTGTCAGCTATTTCAAATACTTTATTTTTTACAGTGGTTGATTTAAATTTAGTAAATGGAAAGTATTGAACTGGTTCTTTTATCCAATCAGTCAATTCTCTGATTGGTTTTGCATGATTTCCAGATGGATTATTATCGATTATTACAAATTCAATATCATTTAAAACTTCTTTATGATACATTCTAATTGATTGAATTGTAAAATAAACACCATCATAATCATCATAAGTCGCCATTCCAATGGTCAATTTTCTCATATTGACATATTTATTAATAGCCCAATTTATTGCAATATGGGTTACAATTTAATATTGTTGTTGGATATATTGTAGTTATAGTCGTGGTTGTGGTAGTTGTGGTAGTAGTTGTGGTAGTTGTTAAAATAATATCAGAAGTTAAAGGATCTGAAGATTCAACTAATGTTATATTTCTGGGAGAATTTGTAGAAATTATAGATTCTAATTCTATTCCTTTTGGAGTATTGATAAATGGCGGGGGTTGCGATGTATGAACAGGACATGGCGGTAATGTAGGGGTTGGCGGTGAAGTGGTAGTAGTAGTAGTAGTAGTAGTAGTAGTGACAGGAGCAAGTGTTGTGGTGCTAGTAGTGGTAGTAGTAGGAGCTGATGTTGTGGTTGTTGTGGTGGGGCAAAAAATATCAACATTTTCAAAAAGAAAATCAGAACCATCAAATCCACTATATGATAAATCTGCTATAACAGTTGGATTTAACAAAAGAGTTCCAATAATATCATAAGCTCTAATTTGTACTGTTCCAAAATTGCCATTAAAATTAACCTGCGTATTTTTCATATACAGGTTATTGTTATTTCCTAGATTTAATATATTTTCATTAAATCTATATTCTACCATTTGGTTTAATGGACAGGCAAAATCTTGATTTACTATTGTTAAATTTGGAATATCAGATCCTATAAATATAGAACCCACTTGAGCATTTGAATTTAAATCAAGCCCACCTAGATAATATCCATTTACATAAATATCAAAATTATCATCTTTTGCAGCATTGCTATTGCAAATTTGTATAACTATAGCTCTACCAGGACAGAGCTGCGTTGGCGGTTGTGTTGTAAAGGTTGTGCTTGTTTGATAATTACATTTTGTAATACTGGTTATTACGCCGTTTAACACTACATAAACAACATTGACACTCTCTCTATAATAACCATCAGCTGCTGGTATGGTTCTATTAAAATCGCTATATACTAAAGTTCCTTCTATAAGAGAACCAATATAATATAATACAGATGCTGTTCCAGTAAAACAAGAATTATCTAAAGTATATGATAGAGTGGAGGATAATGGACAATTTGAAGAAGATTGAATAACTCCACCTATTGTTTGATATACTATGTTTTCACTTTGATAATATCCATCAGGAACAGTTGTAGTTAAATCAGCATCAGTATATAATGTATTTTCTATACTAAGCTCACCAACATAATATACAGTTGTACCAGTACCACCAACACACGCAGTTCCTACTGTAGATCCAAAATACAAATAAGATGAAGTTGGACAATTTGAATAAGATTGAATAACTCCACTGCTTGTTAGATATATGTTTCCATAAAAATTATAATATCCATCAGGAACAGTTGTAGTTAAATCAGCATCAGTATATAATATATCTCCTGTAGTAAAAGAACCAGTATAGAATACAGTTGTTTCAGTATTATTAGCACAAGCAGTTCCTACAGTAGATCCGAAATATACAACACTATAATTTGGACAAGTTGAAGATGAATCAACAACTCCACTAACTACATAATATATCGTTCCATTATAATTATAATATCCATCAGATGCAGGGGTAATTAAATCAGCATCACTATATAATGCAGTTCCTATATCAATATATCCTTCATAATATACAGTTGTGGCACTAGCACCACCACCGCATATGATTTCTTTTGTAGATCCAAAATACAAATAAGATGAAGTTGGACAAGTTAATAAAGGAGATTGAATAACTCCACCTATTGTTTGATATATTGTGTTTCCACTTTGATAATATCCATCAGTTACTGTAGTAGTTAAATCTGAAGTGTATAGAGTGGTTCCTACATTAAAAGATCCAAAATAATATACAGTTGAACCAGTGTTACTAGTACAAGCAGAACCAGAAGTTGCTCCATAATATAAGTAAATGTTGCTGGGACATGATCTTATATTATTGATAGTTCCATTTCCACTACTTAAAACATAAACTGTTGATGAATTTACTCGATATAATCCATCTGCTGAAAAGTTTGATAAACTATTATCAGTGTATATTACAGTATTAATTCCTAATGATCCAGTATAAAATCTGCTTATAGAACCAGAATTACAGTTACAAGCGTTTAGTATTGTAGTACCATAACAAGATGTAAAACTTGGATTTTGTAAAAATACAGCAACTTCATAATTTCCAGTATTTGAAGCATATCCTCTTAATTTTAAATAATAGATCTGACTAGCATTTAAATTATATGTTATTAGTGATTGACCATTACCGCCACTATCATCATCAGAAGCTAATGGGGTTGTTTGATCGCTGGAATACAGATACATCAACATATCTGTATTTCCATATGTCCTCATTGTATAAAGACTGGTGGAGCTTGGTGTAAAATTATACCAATCTTCATCATTGACCGCACTTATAGCGGCAGAATATGGAGAACCATTTACAGTTAATGTAACCATGCTTAATTATTATTTATTGACAAATTTAAATGTAGTGGATTAACAATCATTCTATATAATTAGAAAATCCTGGTTTTGCCAAAGGACATTCTAAATTTGGATAATGTAATTTAGAATATCCATCTTCTTGTCTTGGATTTAATACAGCAAGTTTATTTGACCCACATCCACATCCTTTGCAAAAGTACATATCATCAGGATCTTTTGACAAAAATTGACAAGGTTCTATGTTCTTTTCAATATTTCCAAAACAAGATTCTCTTCTTAAATTATAAATTTCATCGGATACTCTTTCTCCACCTTTATTATCAACTCCAGTGTAATCCAACATTGTTGAAATCAAGCCTCTACTACTAGCAGCATCTATAAATTGTGAAGCTTTACTCCAAGATTCTGCAACCAAATTCCAACCAAGTTTTGGTTTTATTTTTTCTTTGTTGATATCTTCTGTATTATCAATTTTAATAATATTATTTTCTTCATTTAAATTTTCTTTTATTTGAAGACCTACTTGCAATCCTCTAATTTGCATATTGAAGTACTTAGATTTGTATATACTTCTATTTTCAACATCTAATTGTGGATATATAACATCTGATACATTTTCAATATTTCCTGTATATATATAATAATTTGTTTTTATATTATTTATAACCTCTGGTAATTCCGATTTTACATTCTGATTGATGAAATTTTGCATAGAATCAAACCAAAGAACAATATCTAAATTTTTTAAATCAGATTGTTTGGAAGTTATAATACAATCTCCAGTTAATGTGAATTTTTTAAATCCGTTAAATTTATTTAAAAATTTTAAATTTTGTAATATATCAATATAAAAAATAGGAATTGATATATCAAAAAATGAATCATAATCATCTAATATTTTTTCAACAGATTTTAATGAAGATATATCATATTCTTTGATTGATTTTACAATAAAATCTTTTTCTTGTTCTTTTGAAATTGATTTATTG